GCTGTTTTTGCATATCCAGCATTTGTTGCATCAGTAGCAATTCCTGCAGTGGTAGAATAAGTTGCTATGCCAGCAGTTTCTGCATATGTTGCGATTCCTGCGGTTACTGCATATGTTGATATACCTGCTGTATTTGCATATCCAGTATTACTATCAACAGACTCAAATACAAAATTCTTACCAGCTGGTTGAGATGTATCTAACCTAAGATACATTCCATCATATGCACTTAAATTAGTAGCAACACCAACAATATCATCAAGGTATTGAAGTTTGGTTTCTCCACCACCACCAAATGATGCTAATTGTTGTTGAACTCTATTTACAAATAATCTGTAATGCTCTTGTAGTTGATCGAGAGTTACAAAATTTGTATCTAAGGGAGTTAAAGGATCTTCATTATCAACCTCTGGTGGTTCTGCTAATAAGTTCTCTTGAAGACTTTGTTTTTGTGCTTCCTTTAATTCCTTAACAATATTCCGCAGTTCATTAATATCTAAACCAGTATCGTCAAATTTAGTTCTTAATTTGGATAGATCTTTTTTTACTTCCTTAATATCTTTATCATAATATTTTACTTCAGGAAGATTTGTAATTTTCTCCTGTAATTCATCAAAATACTCTTTAAGAGAACTAGTAATTATATTTTGAGATTCAATATTTTTAGTATTAAATTCTTTTACTTGTTTCTCAATATTTTCCTTTAAAAGGTTATATTGACCCAATATCTGTTTTTTTAACTTCCTATCATCATCTTTTAAATGAAGTCTATATTCATGTATTTGATTAGAAGATTTCTTTAATTCTTCATATATCTTTTCACTAGTTTCTTTTAAATCTGTCTTTATATTATCAATTTCAACTTTCTTATCAAAATCTTTTACTTCAACATTTTCTGAGAATTGTTGAATTTCATAATTAAACTTATCTCTTAAAGAATTTAACTCATCATCATAATTTGGAATATTAGATACAAATTCCTTTAATTCAGAAAAACTTTCTTCTAAATTACTTACTTCTTGGTCATAATATTTTACTTCTGGTAAATCAGATATTGTTTGTTTAACCTGATCTATTTCTTCATCATAATACTTTACTTCAGGAACTACTGGTATCTCAGAGCGTAACTCTTCAATAGTTTCTGATATCTTTTCAAGGTCATCATCATAATATTTTATTTCTGGGATATCTGGTATATTATCTCTTACTTCATTAACAAGACCAACTAATTCATTCCACTCAGGTCTTTTTATAATATCAATAAATTCATAGTCCCTAAACTGCATATCAGGACTATATTCCTGAACAGAGATACCACCCGTAGTTTCAATATCCTCTTCTACTACTTCCTCTTCCTCAATATAATCCTCAATAGTTGGTAAATTCTCATCAACTATTTTATCTTCTACTGAAGGTAAATTTGGTTTTTCATATATTACTTTCTCTTCTAAATCTACAACATACTCTTCAACAGAAGGTAATTCCTCTATAACTTCTTCTTCTGTTATAAATTCATCGACTGATGGCAATCCTACAGATTTCTCTGTAAAATCATCCAACGACGGCAATTCGTCTTTCGGCATTTTATGAGTATGTTAATACTTCAGGATTTCTCTCCTCTTTTTATTTATTCTGTTCCTTTACTCCATTCTTTAGGAGCTTAGCAAGTTCTGCTGTAGACCCAACAAAGAGTGCATTATTAACTGTATTTGGTCCTTTCTGAGGACTATCTTCCTCAACATCTTTAAGTTTTTTCTGAAGATCCATCAACTTATCAGTTGCATCAGAAACACTCTTAATCAACTGTCCTGCAACCTCATATGCTCTTGGCATCTCACTATCCTGTGCAAGTTCAAGAATACCATTAATTGCCTCCTGACCCTTCTCTATGATGCTATAAAGGTTACCACGAGTATACTCATAGTCTTTGGTTATATCATCTTTAGCAAGTCTATCTGGTTTTTCTCTATCTACTCCAACTACAACATCAGATTCATCTACCTCAACTTCAGTAGGTGTTATATTGAAAGCATTATCTAAATTGTTTTTCATTTATCCATTCCAAGTAGAAGTTCCACTAAATCCAAAGTCATCTCCTTCCTCTACTAATGCATTATCAGCAGATGTAATGGACTTAACTGATGTTCCTCTAATATGAGCAAGTTTTGTAGTTCCGTCTTGTCCTCTCTTAACAGTAATCTTATTACCATCTACAGCCTTAACATAAAGTTCCTCTCCACCAACATCAATGTAGACACTAGTAGAACCAGAGGATGCTGTAATAGTACTTCCATCCTCAACCTCAAATACAGTTTGAGTCTTAGTAATGTCTGCTGCTAAGTTGGTAAGAACTGTTCCATCATAGTTCTGAATTGCTCTAGGAACAACAGAGTATGTAAGATTGCGTTGTGCGTTGGATGTATCTGTACCAGTAAGATAATTGACTGTAGACTTGGTAATAATATCCTTGGAAGCATCGGATACAGGACCAAATAGGTATGTCTTGGCAGTAAATCTTAATGTATAAAGAAGAACTCTTCTTGATTCAAAGTCTCCTTCATAATCATCCTGCATAGTAATATTTTCAAGAACGACTGGTATATCTCTCTTCTCATTAATAGAACCTACTAAGTTAACACTTAGATTATAAGCAGGTTGGAAATAAGGTAATATTTGTTCTACGATCTGTAATGCATCATCATTTAACTTACACATAATAGCAAGTTCAAATTGCATATTATATGGAACAGGCATATAAACTTTCTTCTCATCAGGAGTATCTGAATCTGGATTCTGAACTACAATTTTTTGAGTAGTAGTAACCTTTCTACCTGGATCATATGTCAACCCAGTAAATTCAAAAGACATCCTTGGTAAAGACAAAGATGTTGCTTTATTAAGATCTGGTGATTGAGTTAATCTTGCCAAAAACTTCTGAGTAGGTCCATATGCCAAAGGAACCCTGATTATACTAGCATCAGTCTCTCCACCACTTTGCTTGATGGAAATGCTATTAAACAGAGTACCAAAAGCAATAATGGTTCTCCTCAAAATTTCGTTATAAAAATATTCAAACATTGTTATAGTCCTTGTATCTTATATTTAGGGAATACCGAATGGGTTCTGTTCACTGAAGTCTAAAATATCATCTGCAGCAGATTCTATATTAACATTATCAGCAAATCCGTCCTCTGGTGGATCCTCACTCACTACCCTGAGTGCATGAACAGCACCAGAACTTCCACCAGTTATATTTTCTCCAATACTGAACATTCCAGAAACATTTGCCACCTCTAAAACATTTGTAGTTGCGTTCCAAGTTCTAACTCTACCCTTAACACCTGTAATAGAACCTGTGACAATTTCATTAAACTTGAAGTTACCACTATTATCTAGTGAAGGATCACTAATTGTAATTGTAGGACTAGAAGTATATCCAGCACCAGCATTAGTAATATTAATTGCAGTAATCGTTCCAGCAGAACTTACGACTGCTTCAGCAGTTGCCCGTGTATTTCCTGCACCAACAGGTGCTGTAATGGTCACAGTAGGTGCTGTAGTGTATCCAGAACCTGCATCAGTGAGTGTTACTATACCAACTGCTCCATCACCTATAAAGACGGTTCCAGCAGCACCTGCACCCCCTCCACCAGTAATCTGGAGTGTAGGTGCAAGAGTATATCCAGCACCTGGATTTGTAATAACAACCTGCTGAACAGATTTATGATTATCACTAATATTTAAATTACATACATTAATACCACTAATCATAGTAGCAGTAAGAATACCTGTCACACCTCCTGCTGGAGCAGAACTAACCCCAATTGTAGGAACAGCAGTATATCCACCACCCCTATTACTTAATGTAATTAATCTGATAGATCCTTCAGTATTAAATCCAATGACAGCAGCTGCTGTAGCACCAGTTCCTACCAATGTAAGAGTTTGAGAAGATCCAAGTAGTGTTGATAGACCATCTTCAGAAGTTCCATCTGCATTATCACCAATTAAGGTATCATCAATCTCAGCAACTCCTGTATCGATAATCTCATCTTCGTAACGGAAGAGTTCACATTTCAGAGTGTAAACATAATTCTTTCTTAGTTGATAAAAAGGTTTTTCATGCTCTACATACTTAATTTCAAATAAACGATCACCTAGTGGAAAATAAACTAAATCACCCTCTTTAGGTCGGGTAGTTAACTTTACATTAGATTCGTTTTTAAGTAATGGTTGAATATATGTTTCCCATCTTTCTCTAGAAATAACAAGAGTTACTTCATTAGTTTGTTCAATACCAAACTTTGAAAGTAACGTTGGATTGTCGGCATATCCATCAAAATTATCCAAATATGCTTCTAATGGATATGAATCATCAAATATTGATTGTACTACTTCTCTTATAACTGTCTTCTCATTCATATACTTACGAGGAAGATAGTGTATCTCAACACCATACATCCTCAACTGTTCATTGATTAAGTCTTGTACTAAATTTTGTTCTGATGTAGATCCCTGTTGGAAAAATGGATTGAGCATAACATTATCCTACCATATCCAAAGGTGGAAGTTCATAAGTATTGGACATTTGTTCTCTGATGACTTCTAGATCTTTTTCTGCATCATCATAGATTTGTCTTCCATTCATCTCAACTCCACCAGGCAATTTAACACCCTGGAATTTTAATAAGTTTTGTCCCCATTGTTTCTTTATAAGAGCAGTAGCATATCTCTTTAAGAATGAATCATTCCATACTCTAGTATAATCATTTGGATTCATAAGTCTAAAACATTCAAGAACAATAAATTCATCAACTTCACATGCTGACCAATCAATATCAAGATACAATCTATCTTGTCTTTGATTAAATCTAATTTGTTTTCTTGTTGTTAATAGATAATCAATATCAGACAAATAAGTCTGAGTCATTGCATAACTTAAAAGACCATTATATCCAAGATTAAACGCAATATCATTTAAGAATAACTGATATTTAATACTAAACATATTATTTGATATTGCATTACTTCCACCAAAACGGAATATCTTTTCTACTCCAATTACAGATGATGGTACTGGTATATAATTACTATTCTCATACCATTCAAAATCTGTTTCTGTTCCTGCAATATCTGCTGTTACAGTTTCTGTTGTTATTCCTGTTCTTTTCTTCCCAGTTAAAACAGATGCTCTTCCTCTATCAATATCCGCTTGAGTTATTTGATACTTAAGATATGTTCTAACCACTCCATCAAAATGCCTTTCATGGAAATACTGAATAGCATCATCAATCCTATCTTCACACTGTTCATCAGCAACATTGATCTCCAGCACGGGAGCACCCAATTGCCTTAAGCAGTATTGTTTGAATTCGGATCTACTTCCTGGTTGTGCCATTTATACTCTACCTCTATAATATTTAGGGTGCGGAAGCAATTCCAGTATGAACTAATATATTTCCGTTTACTATATTATAAATTGTTGCTCCAGAACTTACTAGAACATTATATTCGTATCTACCTTCAGACAAATCTCTAGTAGCAGTAGAACCCATTGATATTTCAAATATACCACCACCAGCACTTGTAAACCCTACAGTAAAGGTTCCTGAAGGTGTAGTAGTAGCACCAATACCTGCACTTTTTTGCATTTGGGAAGATCCCGTCCAAACTGAAGTTGTTGTCAGTCCTTGGAAATCAAAAGCAACGTCAGAAGTATCGACCACATTAAATGTAGCCTTAAAATCTGCCCCTGTATAAAGTGCTAAATTAGCAGCATATGGGACTCCTGCATTTGGATCAAATGTCAGATTTTTACTTGCCATTGACTAATTCCCTGAGTAAAGATTTGATTTCACCAATTTCACCTTTTAAACTAGCAAGATCTTGTTCCATAGAGTCAACCCTTTCGTTTCTTGATCTTTTTGCGTTACGACCAGAAGTATAATGACTATAATCTATAGAATTCACATTTATTATGGCACTTGTTTTAGGATCTCTTGCAAGATCCTGATGCCCTTCAATATTATAATGTTCCATACTATGCTAATGCCATAACTCTTAAATCCTTCACTCTAGGAACATAACATTGATCAGATGATATTAATAGAAGTTTAATTCTATAATATCTGAATGCTGGAAGATCATCTGCAGTAAAGGTATAATCACTAAACTGTACTGAATCTCCAAAACCATATTGATTTGTTTTAGGAACAAAAGAATCGGATTGACCATTATTATTGGCAGAATTGATTACCTGTCCTCTACTATTAAGATTTTCAAATCCTGGGAAAGGAGTAAAGATTGGTTCAAACCCAGTTCTATCACCGATAGCATAGAAAGCTCTGATATCAGAATCAGAGTGAATATGTCCACCTAATAATATTTTCAAAGAAGTAGCAGCATTTTCTATGGATATTTCCTTAGTAATATACTGACATCCAGTAGGATCATTATTCATACTCTTCACTCTATCATCAGTAGCATAATTACTAATTACATCATTAACTCTATTAGAAGTTAAGATAGTACTAACTCTTTGAGCATCAAGAACAGGAGATAATCTAGTATCAGTTGTGACAAGAGTTAATCTCATCTGCATAGATTTATTTCCTTCAAAATTATCTAATCTATCATTCTCATTAACTTTTGAATAAATTGCTCTAGGACTTGTCATATAATTACTTTCACCAATAGTAACAGATTCAAATCCTTGGTCAATATAGGGAATTTCATCTCCACTTAAACTAGTAGCAGAAGTAGTTCTAATTTCTGCACCAATTGAAGTTCCTGTCACTGTCATATTGTGGCAAATAGGAGTAATAATCTGGAACTGCATATTTTGAGTTGCGTGTACTTGATATCCACCAGCAGTTTGAGTTTGACCCAAATACAATTTGGGGAATCCCACATCTGTGCTTCTATCTGTAGTATCATTATGTGCTATTCCATCAATATTATCTTCACCTGACATATCAAGTTTGATGTTATAAGAATCAAAACCAATTGAACCAGAAGTTGCTGAAGAAGTTGATGTAGATAAACCGTGAGTTCGATTTATTCTTGCTAAAGAGACTCCACTAAGTTCATACTTTTGAACAGGAGTACCAACTG